AAAAGGTGATCTACTTATTAATGGAAAGTCTGCAATGAGGATGAGAATAATACCACAAGAACCAAAACCTAAGACATTAGGAGAAGCATTAGCCATTCAATTATTATCTGAAGGAGGAGCAGCAGGCCACATGAATCATCCATTTGATGATAGAGATATTACATTTGCAGATATGAAACAAATGATTAGATTATCTCTTGAAGGAAAATTAAATCTTGAATCTGGTGTACAAGAAAAGACAGATGGCCAAGCATTAGCTATTACATTTAAAGATGGTAAAGTAGGAGCTGCAAGAAATAAAACTACTATTAAGAATCCAATGGATATTAATGCAGTAAGATTAAAATTTGCAGGTAGAGGCGAAATAGAAAAAGCCTTTACATTTGCAATGGAAGATTTGGAAAAGGCATTATTAAGAATTCCAAGAAATAAATTAAATGATGTATTTCAAAATGGATCTAGATTTTTAAATATAGAAATAATATATCCAGGAACTAAAAATGTTATAATGTATGGACCAAAGGCATATATTCAATTTCATGGAGTAGAAGAATTCGATCTAGACCTTGCAGTTAAAATAGATTCATATCCAGAATATGCACCATTATTACAAAAATTAATTGCAGATGTTAATGCAAACATTCAAAAACAATTTGAAATAATTCCACCAAAAATATTAACGACAAAACAATTACCTAATTTTGAAGAAAAAGAACAATACTTTATTGACAAGGTAAATTTATTACAAAGACAATTCAAATTAAAAGATTCGGATGAATTGGTGATGTGGCATCAAAAATGGTGGGAAGGTAAAATAGAACAAACAATACCATATGCAACAGATGATATCAAATTAGGATTATTAAAACGATGGGCATATTTTGATAAATCATTTAGAATGAATTCAAAGAATATTCCAGATCCAGAAATATTGCAAATGGCCAAAGATTTTGATAAACAAGATTTTAAAGTACAGAATAAACATAATGTATATAATTTTGAAAAGATATTTTTAGAATTAGGAGTTGAAATTTTACATAACATATCAGATTATTTATCAGTAGTACCAACTGATGCTACAAAAGATATTAAAAAGCGAATAGCTACAAAAATCAAAGTTATTCAGAAATCTAAAGACCTAGCGTCACTTGACAAATTAAAATTTGAATTGAGGCGAATAGAAGACCTAGGAGGATTTGAAAAATTAGTACCAACTGAAGGAATTGTATTTGTATACAAAGGTAAAACATATAAATTAACAGGATTATTTGCTCCTATCAATCAATTGTTAGGAATAGGCGGACTTGGCGATAAGTAGCATATTTATATAAAAATAAGGGGAAAACAATGGACGAAAAAAAATTACGTGAAGCAATAAGGGCAGAAATTAAAAAAACAATATCTGAATCTCAATACGGCTCAGGATTAGGTGGATCAGAGAGACAAAAAGTATCTAGAATTTTTAATTATATGGATAAAAAAGGACTTTCAAGATTCCTAGGAATGTTAAAGTCTGATATTGAAAAGGCTCAGGCTATTGCAAAATTTGCTGATATGGTTGGATTACCAATTAATAAAGTATCACAGTTAAGAAGTCAGCTAGTAAAAATGAAAAATGCTGCAAGAAAAGCTTCACGAGAAGTTTAATTAAATAAAGGTTATATATGAGCAAGTTAAAAAATGTCAAGGCTATCCAAGATATGTTATCTGGTACCCATAAATCACAGACTCGAAAATCACATTACTTTGGTACGTCAAATGATACATTAGATGACAAACATGTTATTGAAAAATTTGAAAATGGTGAGCCTAGGATATGGATTGAAGAAGATCATAATGGTAATAGGACTCGAGTAACTCAAAATGATGGATTCAAATCAAGAGAATCAGAATCAGGTTATTTAGTAAGACAAGCTCAAAAAGATTTGCAAATGCCATCTGAATGTCCAAAATGTGGTAACTCTACTCATACATCAGAAAAGCGATTAAATGAAAAATTCTGGATGACACATAAACAATGTTTTGATTGTGTTGTAAAATTTGAAACTTTATTAAGAAATGATAAAGAAGCTTGGATACGGTATTCGCAACAAAAAATGCATAATAATGCAGTTTCATTCTTTAAGGATGCAGATGAAGATGTTAAGGGATTAGAAAAGATGATGACGGATGAAATTCGACAAGTACAAAATGCAGATGGAGATATTGAACAATATGATGCTGCAATGAGTAAAGAAAAGTTTAAAGATACTGTGTTACAAAAATATAAAGAATATAAACAAACTGTCTTGGACAGATTAAAAGAGGAGAGTAAGTAATGGCAAATTTTTTAGGTAAATTATTTTCAGCAGGAGCTGGAGAATTAGTAGAATCTGTAGGAGGCGTATTAGATAATCTTACAACTTCAAAAGAAGAAAAGTTAGAAGCAAAAAGAAAGATGGAAGAATTAATTGCTAACCATGAAGCTAAAATGGAGCAAAATATTACAGACCGCTGGTCAGCTGATATGAATTCGGATTCTTGGTTATCAAAAAATGTAAGACCTCTAGTATTAATATTTCTAGTTGTATGTACTGTGTTAATGATATTCATTGATGCCGGAACACTTTCATTTGTAGTTGAAGAAAAATGGACAGATTTATTACAACTAGTTCTTATTACAGTAATTGGTGCATATTTTGGTGGTCGATCAATAGAAAAAAGAAGCAAGAAATAATTAGGTTTTTTGTATAAATTTCTTTATATTAAATAAAATATGTCAGTAAAGAAAACATTAAAAGAAATAATACGCGATGAATACAAACGATGTGTGCAAGACCCTGTACATTTCATGCGTAAATATTGTATTATCCAACATCCTACTCAAGGCAAAATATATTTTAATTTATATCCATTCCAAGAAGAATCATTAACAGAGATATCTCAAAATAGATATAATATTATTCTTAAGTCTAGACAGTTAGGTATTTCAACTTTAACAGCTGGTTATGCATTATGGAAAATGTTATTCAAACCAGATTTTAACTGTCTAGTAATTGCAACTAAACAAGATGTCGCAAAGAACCTTGTAACAAAGGTTAGAGTAATGCATGAAAACTTACCTAAATGGTTAAAGGGTGCAGTTGCTGAAGATAATAAACTTTCATTAAGATTAAGTAATGGATCACAGATAAAGGCTATATCATCAAAAGGTGATGCAGGTAGATCTGAAGCATTATCATTATTGATATTTGATGAAGCAGCGTTTATTGATAAAATTGATGATATATGGACAGCCGCTCAACAAACATTAGCAACTGGTGGAGATTGTATTGCATTATCTACACCTAATGGAGTTGGTAATTGGTTTCATAAACAATGGGTAGAAGCAACTGCTGGTGGAGAATTTAATAATATATCATTACATTGGACAGTACATCCAGATAGAGATCAAACTTGGCGAGATAAGCAGACAGAGCTATTAGGTGAAAAAATGGCTGCTCAAGAATGTGATTGTGATTTTATAAGTTCCGGTCATACAGTGGTAGATGGAGAAATTTTACAATGGTATCAAGAAACATATGTAAAAGATCCAGTTGAAAAAAGAGGATTTGATAGTAATTTATGGATTTGGGAATATCCAAACTATTCAAAAAACTATATGGTAGTAGCAGATGTAGCCAGAGGAGACTCAACAGATTTTTCAGCATTCCACGTATTTGATACAGAACAATGTAAACAAGTAGCTGAATATAAAGGTAAGATAGGAACTACAGAATATGGTAATATGTTAATCTCTATTGCAACTGAATATAATAATGCATTACTGGTAATTGAAAATGCAAATATTGGATGGGCATCAATACAGGTAGCATTAGATAAAGGATACTCTAATTTATACTATTCTTATAAACAAGATGGATACTTAGATGAAGAGATACACTTAAAGAAAAATTATGATCTTAAGAAAAAGTCTCAAAAAGTTCCTGGATTTTCAATGACGTCAAGAACTCGTCCATTAGTAATATCTAAGTTAGAAACATATTTTAGAGATAAAACACCATTAGTTCATAGTAAACGATTGATAGATGAATTATTTACTTTTATTTGGTTAGGGCATAGAGCAGAATCTGCAAGAGGATATAATGATGATTTGGTAATGTCATTTGCAACAGGATTATGGATGAGAGATACTGCATTAAGATTACAACAACAAGGAATGGATCTAAATAGAAAATCATTAGGTGGTATAGGTAAATCTCAAGGAGTTTACAATGCAAATGCACAAATGCCTAAAGAATTAAGATGGAATTCTGGAGATAAAGATAAT